GCATAACCCTCGAGGGTCAGGGCCACCACGATCACAGAGTAGGTCGCGGCCGGCAAAGTACCGGTCGTGCCTGCCACGGAAAGTGTCGGAGCCGTCGGCGTTCCGAGCGCGAGGGAGTTGTTGCCGCCGATAAGAGCGAACTCTTCCTTGAGCATCGTCTTCTGCAGGAGGCGCATCGTCATGCGAGCCTGAGCGTCTTCGAAGCCGCGGGCCGCGTTGATGGCTTCATAGGTGATCGCGTCTTCTTCGCCGAGTGTGGCGTAAGAAGCTGCCTTGTTCGAGGTCGAATAGGACATCTGACCGGAACGCTGACCTTCCGGAACCCAGCCCATGGCATCAAAGCCAGAGCCGACGATCGCATTCACCTGGCGCCAGTTTGTGGCCGTGCCGGTACCGCCGCCGACACGCGGCAGTCGATTACGGATAGGTGTCGCGACCGGATAGAGGTTCTTCGCCGGGGCCTGAAGGTCATAGGCAACGAGGCCGGTCGACGTGGAGATGGTCTTCTGGATGACATCGTCAGAAACACCGGCAGCCTTGAGGACTGCGGAGACGATATCGGGGGAGTTGCCGGCGCCAGCCTCGGTCATGATGCGGCGCGCGATATCCTCGGAGGGGTTGGCGCGGGCGCTCTTGATCAGGTCCTCGACCGTTTCAGTCTTGGTATCCATAGGAGAATCCTTTCGCATCACCCGTAGTAATACGAGTGCGCAATCGAGCAATTGATGGGATTGGTGATTAGCCGCGAGGCGTCATTGTGAATGGCTTCCCGTGAGCGATCTTGATGAGCGCAAGCGCCCTCTCCTCCGATGGAAGCTCATTCAACATTGAAAGCACTTCGGCCTTCGTAATGACCGGTTCGGCACCCGCGCCGATCGTGTCATGTTCCTTCGAGATCGCATGAGAACCAGCTGTCTTGGCCGGCGTCGGCTGATCTTCGAGTTCCTTGATACGCTTCATCAGCGTCTCGTTATCGTCCTTGAGGCCCTTGACGAGCGGCAGCACCTCATCAAGGCGCGCCGAGATCTGGTCATAGGCTCTCTTCTGCAGGGTTTCAGCCCCCTCGCCGATCATGTGCAGATCGTGGGTGTGCTCGGCCTTTTCCATGCCGCAATCAGCCCCGAGCTTCACTAGCGCATCGTGAGCGGCTTGAAGGTCGGCCATATCCGCCTGCGAGTGCCGCGCGCCGGCTTTCGTGATGTCGACCATCAATTCACCGCGCTGCAAGGCTTCCTGTGCCTCTTCATCTGACATGGATGCAACGATGACATCGAGGGCCGCTGCGCATAGATCGCCAAGCTCCACAACGAGCGCGCCGAACCGATCGGCGAGTTCTGCCGGCGCGTTCACTGCACCCGGCCAGCCGCCATTCATCTCGAAGACCTCTTCAGCGTCATCGAGGCAGGCAAGCAGCTGCAGCATGTTCGCGACACCATAGAGGGTCACGGATTTCGTCAGATCCGCACCCTCTTCGAATTTCTTCGTAGTCCGTACCCAGCCATCGGGAAGCTTGTCGGTAGCACCAAGGGCGCGGGCGCGACGGATGATATGTCGCTTGGCTGCCGCCTTGTTCTTTGCGCGGCTATATGCATGGATTGCATTTTCGAGATCAGAATCATTCTCGATTGGAAATGAGCCATCAGGAAGCGCCTTCCCACTCTTGGCATCTTCCTTGCGTTCTTCGGTAGAAAACTCGCGCTTGGCCATATCCTCGATGGCGCCGAGCTTGCCCATGGCATCGCCGGTCAACACGGAAAGTGCGGCCGCGTCGTCAAGTTCCTTATGATGGGCGAGCAGATCTGCCTTCTTCAGGTGGACGGTTCCATCACGCGATGAGCGCCAGACCTGTTCGAAGTCGTCACCCTTGTTCGGGCTGGAACCCTGAACTTCAATTGGGGCATCATCGACTTTCACGATTGCTGCCGCGCCATCATCATCAATATCCTCGAACTTCCACATGCTGATGACCGCCTCAGGGTTCGCCGGCCGGTCCACCAGAGAAATCTCTACCAGCTTGACGCCAGTGACTTCCTTCTTGTTCAAGACATCGCGCTCCGTGACCTTGCCGCCGATTGAAAAACCCTTGTAGACGCCGGCCTTCACCTTCGTGATGGCGATCGGGTCGACGACGGTGGCAGTAATGACGGTCTTTCCCTCGACCACATCGGCCTTGTCGATCGTCCCGGCGGCGAGCGGCTGATGCATCTCGCGAAGATTGCCAGTGCCATAGCGCATGAAATCCGGAAGGGCGGCGGAAATCGCAGCTGCCTTCACAACTTCACCATCGGAATCAACGGCTTCCGTAGAGGCGATGCCTTCGACAGCCAAGGTTCCATCATTGTTTTCCTCGACCTTCGAGATCGCGGCGAAAAACTTCATGTTGATATCCTCTGCTTAATCCGGATCACCGGCGCGCGGCTCATCATTCTCGCCGTCGGAAGGTTGGTCAGTTTCATCTTCTGGGTTGGCAACGGCATCCGCCATCGCCTTTGCATTCGCTGCCTTGTCGTCTCGGCTGTCCTGATACGACGTCAGCGGGACATAGCCGTTGGCCGTCATCACGAGGGGCTCATTGGCAAGCGCGTTCGAATACGGGTCTTGACCACGATCCGATCGAACCTGGTTGATGGTCCGGGAGCCGTTGCGGAGATCCATGTCGTCGATCTTGGATTGCGTTTCTGGATCGACATCACGCTCGACCTCCCAAGCGAATTCCAGATCGTAAAACCCAAGAAGCTCCTGAATGACATCATCCATCAGACGCTTGGCCCAGATCAGGAGCGGCCCAAGGCCTTCCTCCTGCGCTCGCTCCTGATCGGTCTCTGATGTCGACCGATTCATCTGTTTGACGAATGGCGTCGGCGGCAGCGAGAAAGCAAAGGCGACGATGCGGGCCAGCCACTCGTCGAATTCATCCTTAATTGGAGCATCCTTGAAGGCCTGATACTTGGTGCCCTCTGGAACCCATTTCAGCTTGCTGCGGTCTTGGGTGTTTCCCGTAAGTACTGCATCAAACCAATCTTGGAAATCCTTGATTTGCTGAGGTGTCCAGCCATTCGGCGCATTCAAGATACCAGACGGAATGTTGCTGGCCGTGAAGTGCGCCAGCTGCGCGGCCTGGCGCTGCATGACTGTGTTGATGGTAACGATGATCTGCTCGACCGGCCCGAACCCGTACATATGGTTCGATCGCCGATTGCGCGGATGGTAAAGCAGATCGTCGGTCGTCAGGTTTGTCCACACCCTCCCCTTGATGACCTGCTGATAGGCAGGATCAGGAGGGAGCGGCCGCCGCCCGTTTTGATCAACCAGAACCTTGATTGAAGCTCCGTCGACAACATCAAGCCCGATAACCTTTCTGGCTCGGTTTCGACGTACCTCGATCGCTGGCGCATCAAGTGCCAGCAGATCCTCGACAATCATGCGAAGCCAGACAGCAAAGTGATGCTGCCCATCCGGCTTACGTAGAAACCGCATAGCCTCCTGAATGCGAGGGTCATTGTTGTCGGCACGCTTGGCGCCGATCTTCTTCACCCGCCAATCCAGGCGTTCGATCTGGTCCTTGCGGGTTTCGATCGCGAGGCGAACCAACTCGACGTTGGAGAAGCTGCGCAGCGCTGGAAACCCGAACGGATCATAGGCACGCGGCGTCCAATTGAGGTTGACGCCAGTCGGGAAGTCCTGAACGCGAACCGGCTGCGGATCGGGTGGTATCGGCGGCAGACCAGGCGAGAACAATCCGCTGGACGGCTGGAATGTCGCATAGGTGCTGAACTGCGCCAATGACTGCGTCACCGCGCCAGGAGTAAGGGTCGGCATATGGGCGGCTATCCTTTCAGCGGCCCATGATGGCCTGTGCATGTTCAACCGATCCGGGTGCGAGTTCAGCCTCGATGGCTTCCGGCTCTTCTTTCCCGGCACCCTCGGCTTGTTGCCGCATCAGCTCGTAGAGCGCCATGCCAGGCCCCATGTTGCCCAATGCGAGCTCGTTCAGCGCATCGGCGAAGGCATCGACCTGGTCATCAAACTGCCCGTTGGGGAACGAGCAGATCTCATCAAGGAACGCTTCATTCCAATCGGCGCGGACAAGCTTGACGTTCCCGGCTTCCGCTTGGGCAGATGCTGGTTTCGCGCGTGTCGCCTTGTCGCCAGTCGGGGCAACAGCCTTCACATCGAACCCAGCGAGCAGCTTGATCTTTGTTTCGGCATCCGCTTTGCCGGCGGCGCCTGGATCTTGTGGCATCCGAACGGTCACAAAGACGCCGTCCTGCGTTGCCGTGTTCTTGAGGTTCTTTTCGACCTCAGCCGGCGACCAGCGCCCGCGGCGGATATCCTCGATATAGAATGTTCCATTGGCATAGGACATGCCGAGACCGACGGTCCAGTCCGGTTGCTTGCCGGGCTTCTGCTTGGATGCCGCGAAGTCCCAGGCTCTGCAGCGTCTCGCGCCGGCCGGGATCGCTTCGACAACCTCGAAGTCGCCACGCTGGAACATACCGCCAGAGCGTGGCGCCGGTCGCTGCTGGAATTGACCAGCGACCGCATAAGAACCCATCGTTCGTTTGAGGTCATCAACCTGTCGGCGACTAAAACGCTCAGGAAAAAGAAGCTCGTCCTCCTCGGTTCTCGGGTCACTGAATCCGATAATCGTTGTGCAGCGCCGCTCTGGATCAAACTCCATCGGCAGCATGAGATGCACATAATCAAGCTTCTTGGCGAAGATAATGCCAGAGGTGTCTCGCTCATGCAGCCTTTGCATGATTACAATCTTCGCTGAACTTTCATTGTTCAGTCGGGTTGGCAAAGCCTCCGTGAACGTCGTTTCCGCCGCCAACAGGGTTGCATCGGAATTCGCATCATCCACCGATAACGGGTCGTCCAAGATAACCCGATCACCGCGAGAACCTGTCATAGACGTGAACGCCATTGCCTCACGGAAGCCGGTCTTATCGTTCTCGAATTTGGTCTTTGCGTTCTGATCTCCCGTTAGAACAACCGGCCAACGGTCCTGATACCAGCGCGACTGTATAAGCCGGCGGCACTTCATGTTATCGCGAACCGCCAGGTCCTGTTTGTGTGACGTCCCCAGAAAGCGAAGATCTGGCCGTTTAGCCGGCCCCCATTCCCAAGCCGGGAAAAGGACGCCAGTCAACAGCGACTTCATGCAGCCAGGCGGGACATTCATCAACAGGCTGAGAATATGGCCGTCGTGTACCGCCTGCAGATGTTCGCATATAGCATCAAGAGACCAGCCCCAACGCAACTCCGCTGCGGGCTCCAGAATATGCCACGCCTTTTTGACGAAGGCAGCAAATGACCGCTGGCAAGCGCGCCGCTCAAGCTCTAGTTCGATTTCGTTCAGCGGCGGCAGCGAGAGTTCGATACGCTTCAAGCTCTTCATCCGTCATGCTCGCCAGATCAAATGAGGCTGCTTTCGGCGTCATGCTTCCATCGCTCGACGTGTGGTCGACCTTCTGACGATTGCTATAGCTGTCACCGACCTCTTTAGCCGCCTGTTCTAAGAGGTTCGACGCCAGCACCATGTTACCTTGGTTCTCTGCCTTGTCTGCCATGCGCTGAAGAGCGCGGAGACGGACGGCGCGATGGCTGATGGCGATCGAGGCGGTGTCTTCGAGGAACGTCTTGCGGGTCTCCTCAAACAGCAGCCGCCACTTCTCTGCGAGGTTGCTGCCGGCCTTCTTCGTCGGGTCGTATCCCTCAACCGATTGGCGGGTGATTGTCGCGCCGAATTCCTTCCTGACCGCTTCGACGACAACGGAAGGCGTATCGAAGCATGCGAGGCTCTGGACAATGAATGTCTTCGCCTCATCCTTGAGCGTACCCTTGGCCATGCGATGTCAGGCTCCGGTCAGTTGCGCGACCCTAAGCTGGCAGGTGCCGCATGCATGTGCGATCCGCACTCTGGCGATCTCGGGTTCTTGATTGGCGGCGTCGACCATCGCGCGCACGCCGGCGGCATCTGCACCATAGCGACGAACAACGCCGACGAATTCTTCCACGTCGTGTGCTCGCAACGTGAAGGCTGGAAGGCCTGTCATCTTGCGGAACTTTGGGGCTCCGAAAGCATCGCGCTCTTGCCCAGCGTGATAAAGCTCATGCTCGACGAGAGCGCAAAACTCAGCATCGGAGCAGACCGACGCATAATGCGCGTCAAAGGTCAGGAGGAAGTCTGGAACGTCTCCGAACCATTGCTGCAGCTGAAGCTCTATCCTGGCGCGGGACCATTTTCCGGCCGGAGGCAACCCCATCTCGCATTGGCCGATGATGCGACGGCCGTTACGACCATTTGGGACATTAGTCCAAAGCATCCCGATGGCGGCGACGCGAAGATGAGCATGATCCTCGTTGAGGAGGTCGGCATCATCATTGATGAAGGAAGAGCGCGCCCATTCCAGAAGATCAGGCGCCGGTTCGAAGCGGATGCCAGTATCTTCGATCATGTCTGCTGGCGGATACGGGCGCGTCAAAACGTTCTCCCACACAGTGATTTCAAGCGTTGCTCACCGCGATGACGGGAGTATGATCTTGGTTGCAACCGAATGGAGATGCGCATGGAACTCAGCACATATAAAGCCGAGCAAATCGAAGCCATAATGAAATTGGAGGAGGATATTGGAACGGCCAAAAGCCTAGGCGTTCGCCTGTTTCATCATAACCTTGATGGGACACAGGTCGACATAACGGCTGAGTATGAAGCTCGCCAACAGCAAATTCTTGCCTCGATGAAACGTGCTTTGCGGTTCATTGAAGAACAGATTGCAAAAGCTGGCAAGTTATAGGTGCCGGGCTACCCTCCCAGCTTGGCCGACGGGCTCGGCGTTGTGTCACCCTATCGGCAACCGAAACAACGCTTCGCTCGCTTGATATTCGGGGCGCGTCGGCTTCCCCTTCGTATTGGCTCCCCGGTCGGACCTGAACCGGCGACCTTCGGTTTACAAAACCACTACTCTACCTACTGAGCTAGGCTGGCGAATTTCAGGGCGGGACGGCCGGGCACGAATCCCAACCTTCACGAATGACTATCCGCCGTCCTGTCCTCTGGTGAGGAATTGGTCGAGAATGTGCGGAAATCTTACCGCCTCAGGCCAGCGCGCCAATCCCTGGTTAAGGGCGCTGCTTTATCGCTCGGGGCTTAGCCATCATTCTCGATATGGTCGAGAGGCAGAGGACCCATTGCTACCACGATTGTGGCCCAAGTTAGGCTCTATGCCGCCCGATCTCGTTGCCCTATTGGGCGAATTGGCTCGACGGTGGGCCATGACCCCACAACTCCCGAGTACTGACATCACCCCCACATCACCCTTCCGCTGCGCATGGCGGTTGAGAAACCTATGAAGAGGCTCTGCTTTCCTTTGCCGGGTGCTTTTCCTTAAGCTACGCCGTTTCGTTGAGGCTTTTACCTCAAATTGTTGGACCGATTATTACGCATTGGCCCTTCGCGGCTGAGACGCCACGCCTCAAATTGGCTCTGGAAGTAGGTGACCGCAGCTCACGCAAAGCGATCTCGCCGAAGACCTACATCTTCCAGATTTCGTCGCTCGGAACCTAAGCCCCGAGCCGAGGATTATCCCGGTGGCCAAACCGGGGAGTGCCTCATATTCTCTAGGAAAATCCGCACGCGCCAAACACCGCATCAAGCGGCTTTAGGGCGCGCCCCTCGGACGACATTAAGAGCCCCGATGGATCAGGCGGCAAATCAGTTTCCACGATTCTAGGCGACCGCCTCTAGATTTTCAAGTGGGATGTCAAGTTCCAACATGCTGTCAAGGGTTTCAATCACAGCTTTTACCTTCCCTCGGGATGACGGGCCAATAACGCGCGCGACAAGGCCGCTAAACGGACTCTTACCGCAGATCGTTGCGATGGTGTCCTTTGGCATAATCTGCTCGCGATCCTTGCGAGTGGTTTGATGAAGTGCGCGACGATCTCGCGCCTCACGTTCGGCGCGTCGCTTCTGGATCAATGCTCTATTTTCTTCCTCGATCGTCATGAGCGAATTGATATCGTCGGCCGGCATCTGGTATGGACCAGACATTGCGGAGCGACGCAGAAAGCACATGACGCCTTCCACGCGACGAACATCCTCGAACTGTTTGCCAAGCATGTCGACGAAGGCATATCCCACCAAAAGCGGGAATCGGCGCTCGGTCCATTTCTTGGTACGCGCGTGCCTTACCTCAAAATGGACTGTCGGCATGAAGACGCGAAAACCCTCATTGCGGAGATTGCGCTCAATAACGCTCTCCATCAGTCCTGGCATTCCTTCCGGAGCTTTTGCGTTACGTTGTGCGCCGGGAGCAGTTCTGATGCAGTACCAATTTTCTCTTGCCGCCATTTCATTGCCCTCGTGGTTTGAGCAGCCGCTCGGTTACCGGAATTTCGGGTGAGTGATCGCCGCTAGGATCATGTCCATGGCGATGAGCTTGTTGATGTGCTGGGAGCGGCCGATATCGACATAGGCATTGATGCCGCTGGGCAGATGCGTGATGCGGACGCCTGGGTATGTGCCTACATGCTGGCCGCCGCGCTCGTGGATACCCGAGATAGGCCATACCTCGATTTTCAGATCATTGGTCGGGATATCGATCATGCTGCCGCCCTTGGCGTATCAGCCTCTACCTTGCGGATAGCATGAAGAACCGTCGTATGATCTCGGCCGCCGAACATGCGGCCGATCTGCGGAAGGCTCAGATTGAACTTCTCCGAGACCTCCCACATTAGTTTTTGCCGCACCCTGACGACCGGACGGCGGCGCTGCGGACCAACGATCGTGCTGAACGTCCACCCGAGCTCATTGCAGCGATCCTTGACGTATGTCAGCGCTGGATTGGCTCGCCGAAGATGCCACTCGACGACGTGGGCATCGAAGTTCAAGCCGAACTGCGACCAGAGGGGAAGCGGGCTTAGCGTGATCCGTTCTTTTTCCGGCTCTGGCGTCGGCAGTGGGGCGATTTTTTTCATCGCCGCTAAACGTCCAGCAATCTCAAACCGCTTCCGGCGCGCCCTGGCCTCTGCGACCATTTCGGCCTGAGACTGAAAACGTGTGGCTTCGATTTGGATGTTCATCTCCAGCTCCTTTCGGCTCTTTCGCGCTCTTGGCGCAAATATTCTTCTCGGGTTTGAGTTTTCTGCAGGTGAGATAAGCCGTTAGGCTTAGGAGGACGCTTGTCGGGAGGTTTTGCCGGTTGATCCTTCCAGCGGTCATCGGAGAGCCATTTCACCGGAGAGCACCATTGCCGATCGTCCGTCTTGGCCGCATAGGCAGCGACGCCGGCTATGATTTCGTCTAGGCTTGCGCGCAGAATGGCTTTGGAAAAAGCTTTCTCTGCCGATGGGCGCCCGGTCTTGTTCGGGTAGGCATCCCAAAATCTTTCGAAATCAGGATCTTCCTCAGGCGCGCGCGCGTCTTCCGAAGGTTCTGTATCTGTATCTTTATCTGTTGTTGCAGATGCGTTCGCCTGCGTTCGTTTGCGTTCGCGCCACTCGCGAGCGCGTTCGGCCGCACCATCTTCGCGCTTCGGCTGCCGCTTTTCCCAACTGGAAAACCTGCCGTCGGCAATCATGCCCTTATCCGTCATAGCGGCGACGATCGCATCGACCTGCTCAGGCTCGCATCCGTAGAAATAGGCAAGCCCCTCCGCATCGTATCCGCTGATCGATCCGCGATCTGACGCCTGCGAAGCTCGGTCCATAAGTGCCCATGCGACGGCGACAGCGATACCGGGAGCAACTCCGGCGCGCCTGGCTATGCCGAGCCACTTAGGATCAGTAGGCGCACCGTGCCACGAGCGGAACCAATCATTGCTCATGGCGCCTCCCTCACCGTCACGGTGCAGGGGACGCCCTCATCAACCCACCGCGCATGAAGATCGACGACGCATTTGTCGTCTGAAATCGTGCCGGTGGACTGAAGCAGGTCCAGGATGCCCTTCAGGATATTGTCGATGTCACGACCTTTGTTCGCGCCGCGATAGGCTTCGACCCTCACAGCGACGTCGCCGGGGAAGCGCCGAAACTTTCCGCCGCGGTTCCGTTGTGCGATCAGCATCCAACCGGCTTCTTCAATCCAATCCTTGTATTCCTTAGATCGGCGCATCGTGAAACCGCGGCCCTGATAGAGCTTCCACAAGGAGGGCGGCATCGGCAGATGAAAGGAGATTTCTCGAACGGCTTCGGTCATTTGTAGCCCTCGATTTTCACGAGCAGCTCGCTGCGATGCACGCCAATTCCCATCTGGAGCTTACGGGTCTTGCCGCACCAGTCGCACATTGGTTCATGCTCACCAGGATTGGTGCCTGCGACGCAGGACTTGATATATTTGGCCTTTCTGGTTTCGTATGCGCCGCAAACGCAGCGGACAACCCAGCATTGGCCGCTCGTCGAGGTGATATCGACGGCAATGCCCATGACCTTCAGACGACCTATTGCGGTACCGCAAAGATCAACAAAGGTCGGTAGCAGCTTTTCAACGTCTGTCGGCGACCTAAAGCGAAGAGGAAGATCGGAATGAACTTTTCCGTTCGCCGAAGGCTTAAAATCGAAATGCTCACCTCTAGCAGCAACACGACCGGCCACTTTGTCGCCAGGTAGGAGCGGTGCGACCGCATTCATATCGACTTGGGCGAAACGCGTCATGCCGACCTCCCGGCGCGGATTTCGCGTAGTCGGCTTCGACGGCGAACGTTGTAAGCCTGATTATAGGCAGCCGTTTTTCTGGCCTGTTTTTCGACGCGCTCGACATGGCGTTTGTTCAGCTCTTCGGAAATCCTCCGGTCGGCTTCATGCTCTGGGATATCCAGGGCTCGGCTGATGGCGATAGTGTCAGGGCCGTGGACGGCGTATGCTTCTGAGAAGGTCATGGCCGAGCCTCCCCGAAAAATTTCATTCGGTATCTATTGAAACGAAAAAGCAGAGAAAATACATTTTTGGCCGGCGCTGAATCACTGCGCCATCCTTGTTGATCACCAACGTTTTCAGTGAGGTAGCTATGAACGCTAACTTTAATCATCCCGTATATTTGAAGGAGCGGGAAGGCCTGGTTCGGGAGATAATCTCTCTCGCAGATGCCATCGATTTTCTCGAAGATTGGCCCGAGAACGACCGAGACCTCGTACATGAGGCCACCCTCAAAACCTGCTACATGGCCCACGACGGTCATAAGCCGCTTGAGGTAGCTCGCGATGCCGTCCGGGCATTCGGGAATAAAAAAGGGATCTTGATGAAGCAGCCGGCAATCCAGCCGTGGATGGTCAAGAGCCCCACAGGTGGCGGCCGTGTTTCGACCTGATAGAGTTGCGTAAGTTGAGAGGCTGCTGCCGCGGCCTCTCTCATCGACAATCAACCTAACGGAATTGGTGCAGCGATCAGCGTGAAAGCGCGCAAAAGACTTCATGCCGCCACCTCGCGATAGGCAGCATAGTCCTCGGGCCGCTCAAGCTTCTTGCGGCATGGCGGGAACCAACCGAAGCGCGTATGATGATACCCCATCCAGACCAGCCAGCAATATGCCGTCGCTGTCGAGCCATCAGGAGACAGTCGTCCCTTGTGCATAACCACGCGCTCGGAGAACTGGAGGACATGCGATGGAGGACGCCGCGAGAACAGCCGGTCGTACCGCCCTACGCTCTCAAGAAAGGCCGATCGGACGATGACGGCTACACCTTGGATGCTGGTGGCTAGCGCG